GTAACCAAGGCGGCGGACGCTGCCCTGTGCGAACCAGTTTTAATTTACAAGTATGACCGCCAGCCTGTCCGCTGCGTGGTGTATCTCAGTAGCATCAACCCGGACTATTGGGGCAAGGCTGACACAGCTACGGTCAGCTTTGACACTTGGTGCATGATTGTCAGGGAGGGATTGACAGATGAAGACCGCAGACCAAATGACCCTAGAGGAATTTCGCAACCTGTTGTCAGAGGTAACGGCGCCGCCTAAGGTGACGCCGCTGCCACGGGGTACTTACCAGCGCAAGGTAAAGCCAACGGCAGCGCAGCAACCGTTCTGGAATAAGCGAAAGAAGGGTGTGAACAAGCGGCCTAAACGCCGTTTAGCTTCTCGCACTTGAACCTAGCCATCATCGGGACAGGGAAGAGGGGCGCAAGCCCCTTTTCCATTTCCACTGCCCGCTGGTAGCAGTCTTGCATTGTCTCTTTCGGCCCTGTCGTGTCTTCAAACAGCACGCACTGGTCTGGCTGTGACATGACGCAGAGCATCACGAGCGTCTTGAACATGTCAACGCTCCTTTCTCTGTCAGCCTAGCATAAAGGGTGGGGGTATTGCTAATTGCCCCCTTGCCATGTCGGCGGTGTGTGGTCCGGCCCATAAAAGTCTTCCGGCATCTTGTTGCCCTTCGATTTGTTTTCATCCGCATCTATAAGCTGCATATTCCAAGGCACATGTAGACCGCACACTGTTTCACCCAAGATGGGGTAATAATGGTCAACCTGCAGCCCTTTGCTCTTGGCTTCTGAATACATAGACAGAACAGATGGCCTGAGCGTTTCCCAGTTAAGGCTTGCCTGTCTGACGCGCCGCTTGCGGGCGTTTTTTGCAATAGCCAGGCGCTCTTTGTTGGCCTTGGAATACACGCGCCGTCTGGCGGAGATTTTTTCTTTATTGTCTAAGCCATACTGGCGCACCCTCTCTTTTATTGAACCCCTGTTGCGCTGGTAATATTCCTTTGACCGAATGGCGGCCGCGTCCTTGTTGGCTTGGTAGTGGTCTCTTGATTTTTGGCAAAGCCTATCCTTGTTTCTTTTGTAGTACTCTGCGTGCGCGGCCTTAATGGCTTCTCTGTTTTTTTCTGCATACTGCTTTCTGGCCTCAAGATACCTGTCCCTGTTTTTTTCGTACAAGGCCTTGATTTGGGCGCGGTATTTGTCCTCGTTCTTTTCCCTCCACCGCTTCATGGCCTCCTTTTGGCACACGAGGCACCCGCCAGTAGTTCTTTTTGGCGCTATGTGCCCCCTTCGGCACGGCTCACCCGTGAAGTAACGGCGCAATCCCTGCGCTATGGCTTCCTGTCTAGTGATGATTTCCATGTCTGTGTCCTCCTCTTTACAGACGGTTAAATCCATGCTATTTGAGTTACCTCATTGCAGCGCGGCAGGAATGTTGAGGCATTGACAGTGCCGCTGAATTGCCAATGCCGATGCAGATGCAAACAAAACTTTTCTATATATCCAAAAACATTGTGTAGCCATTGCTGATGCAGTGTTGCTCCAGCAATGACATTGCAGCAGCAATGACATTGCCAGAGATTTTTTTTAGATTTTATTTTTGTTCCAGCTCCAATGCTTGCAACGCCAGCTCCACAGTGCGCGGTATTGGATGCTCACCGCTTTCGTAATACTGGACAGTGCGTGTGGCCAAGCCTAGTCGTTCAGCAAAGCTCTGTTGTGTATGCCCAAGCATTTCTCGCCTGTGTTTCAGGTCTTGCGCTGTCACTTGTCCGACCCCCAGATTTCTTTTTTCTCAATCCAGTGTGGCTCGGAAGCTGTCACCACCTCTGCGATGGCCCAGCTTGAAAGGTGGTACTCACCCGGCACATAGTCCTGGCTCTTGCGTTTCTCGATGATGGCTTGCGCTTCTTCCAGCGTGTCTGCCAGTTGGTAGTTGTCCCGGTAGCTAGGCCCGCCATGTGTCCGGGTAAACTCCAGCGTTGTCACAATGATGTACATTTCTCAGCCCTCCTTTTGTGGGTTCCATTTTGGTTGCTCTGCTGTAGCCAGTGAAATGTGCGCTTCACATTCTCCGCCATGTGTGTCGGCGTTGTGCAGCATCTTATCCTGCACTGCTACAACGTCCGAAACAAACTCCTCCCAGTCTTGCAGGTTCCACGTCATTGTGGCCCGTGCCACAACCTCTTTAGAGTGTGTGTTTCGGATTTCTATCAATGCGTTCGCCATGTCTCAGCCCTCCTTTTTGCTGATGTAGATGTGATTAGTCCTGACCAACAGGCTCACCCGGTCGATGCTTTCTCTGACAGCTTCGCGCCATTCCTCGTCCCACAGGCCGTCCAGAGATGAATCCATCATCTCCAGCATGTCGCTTGCTGCCTGTATGACCTCGACAAAGGCCCGTCGTTGGCTGTTGTTTATCATGTGCATTTCTCTGCCTCCTCTCTGATGACCGGCCCCCATTGTTGGGCCATTGCGCGGGCTATGCCCGGATAGAATTTGCTTCGCTGCTTCCACCTGTCAGGTCCAGGCGATGCCTTGTGGACCTCATCCCGTGCTTTCGTGCCGTCCAATGTCCCGGTCGGCTCCAACACCGGCAGACCATCCAGCCACAGGCATGTCCGCTTCTTCACATTGTCTGGGCCAGCCTCGTCTGTCTCGAATTGCCAAGGCTGGACCGACTGCGCAAACGGCACATAGTTTCGGATGCGTTCCTTTGCGTGCTTGTGCATCACCGGGTTTTCTATGGCCTTGTGCTTGATTGGTGCGTTGAGGCAAACCGAAAACAGGTCTGCGCCCTCGTCCAATTCCCGCCACATGTCCGCCAGGATTTTGCCCGGTGGTGCCTTGTGTAGCCACCGCACCCCGCTGTTGCATAGCCGGGTGCATGGTGGGTGAGCGATGAGTGCATCCCAATGCTCTAGGTAAAGCACGTTACGTACGTCTGCCTGTCTGTGATAGGGCGAACCATCATCCGCTGGCAGTATGTCACAGGACCAAGCGTCGAAGCCTTCTCGCCTGAAAGCCTCCCGGACTATGCCGGAGGTCTCACAGGCCACTAGGACGCGCTTCATGACTCTATCCCGGCCAGCTTTGCGAACAGCTGCCAGCCCCAAGCGTCAGGGCCAGTCAAAAAGCCCCATATGAATAGCCCGGCCAGCGTGATGCTGGCCAAGGCTTCGAGGATGATTGCAAGGCGGCTCATGTCTTGGCCTCCCGCATATAGAGCTGGCACCGACGCATGGCGTTGCGTATGTCTTGCATGGTCCAGTCCAGCAGGTCGGAATCAACCCGGCCTGTCTCATGCAGCTCTGCCTCGGCATGAGCCAGTGAGTTCAGGGCGCGGTATACGCGGCGCGTTGCGTCGGCCTCTGGCGTTGTGGTTTCTTTGCGCTTGGCCTTGTGTCGTGTGTTGTCCATGTCTATGCCTCCGACCTGTCAATCAGCGTGAACTTGATTGGCTGTTGCAGTGTTTCCATTGTCCAGTGGCCGTCGCTGGCAAAGCTGTCCAGCGCGTCCTTTAGCTTTGCCTTGTTCTTGGCACCGATTAGATGCCAAGCCACAAAGCCCCATGTCGTGACCTTCAACTGGTCTCCGCGTTGCGCGTAAAGTTGCGTCTTGGTGTCCATGTCTATGCCCTCCTAGTCGTTCAGGTCTGCGAGGCGATACGCGCCGGATTTAATGCGGCGTTTGACCTCGGCGGTGTCGCAACCAAGAAACTGGTTCCGGTACTTGCTGGTGGTCACGCTATAATCCCATGCGTGGCGGTCCAAATATGTGACGCGCTCGCCATTCTCAAAGCATGTCTTGGCGATGACAGTGCGGTAACTCTGGAAATAGGTTGCCTCGCTGTCGAAGATGATGAATTGATTGGCGACAGGGTTGCCGGTGCGCCCGGTCATCTGCGTTACTTTTGCCATTTTATACCCTCCAAGGTTGGCAGTTGCTGATGGTCTCATCAGTGCCGGACCTACCGGCAGACATGACGCGACACTGCCGCGCCATGTTTCGACCTCGCTATTTCTTGAACCAGAAAGTGTCTATCAGGTCTTTGCCGCCCCGGTCGTAAAAGGCCCATTCCTGCATGTCGTCACCATTCGCGGCCTTGACCACGCGACGCTTCATCACTTGCAGGTCACGGTCTCGCATTTCTGACAGCGTGCGCATAGCGTAGTAGGCTTGAAGCGCGTCCTTGGCCTTGTAAGCTTGCCAGCCGTTGATGCCCTCGCTCAATCCAAGCCCGGCAAAACAGCGCGGCATGGTGTGGTCTTTGATTGCATGTCTGATGATGTAAGCCATTCTTTAACCCTCCAATGCTTGCGGCTAGTTTTCAATGCGAACCAGTGTGAATTCTGTTTCGCGCATTTCGTCCAACTCGTCATCGCTGATTGGCAGTGGCGAGTGCGACACGGTCCAGTCAATGCGGCGCTGCATTTCGTCAGCAATCCAGTCTTGCGCTTCTGACATGGTGTCAAAGATTTCGACGGCTGGGCTAGGGTCCAGCGAGTCTATTGCGTAGGTTACTCTGATTGTCATTGCTTTGCCCTCCATTGGCGTTGAACATGATTCCCATATGGCGCATTGATTGCGCTTAGTCAATAGCAAAAAGCACGGCAAAGTAAAAAAAATGCACAGGCATGTTGTGAGCGTGTATATACTAAAGCACCAGGCCGAACGGTTGGAGGAAAGCGAAACAGTGTTGCGATGATGGTTGGTTGTGTGTGTCAGTACACACAAAGAAGACACAACAACGCGCGGCAATGTATATATGTGACATATCTGCAACAGTGTCCGCGTTAGTGTTGCCCTGGCGCAACAGTGACATATCCGCCACAGTGTTGCATAACGGCCACAGGGGGGGTCTTGACCAGGGCATCACCCCCAGCAGTCGGGGCCGTCGCTTATATGTGTTAATTGACCATTACACACTCACACATCACTCACACCCAGACGGAGGAAGCATGGGCAAGATTACCAAGGCAAACACAACTCAGGTCATTGAGCTGCTCAGCGAAGGCTACAGCTTGGTGAAGGCATGCGAGAAGGCTGGCATATCCCGTGCGGGCGCATATAAGCGCATGAGGGCCGATGAGGAGTTTCGGGCGGCTGTGTACACGGCAAGGGCTGAGAGCGCTGAGAAGGCTCTGGAGGAGCTTGACGGCATGTATTTGAACGCACTGGAGGGTCGCAAGCGGTATGACCCCAACATATTACGAGACTATGCGCAACACGTGCGCTGGCGGGCTAAGACCTCTATGCCTGAGCAGTACGGTGAGTCAAAGAACCGTGCTGGCGTCGAGGTGAGTGACGGCACGGTGCGTATCCTATGGGAGACAGATTAGGGAAGAAGGCGGTGGGACTCGAACCCACACCAGTACACCAATGTGTCAAGCGCTGGCCAATTACGCTCACGCCTACTTCCACAGCGGTTATGAAGCATTTGGTAAGAAAAGGCTATAACTTTTACATGTCCCGGCGACGTGTATAAAAAACGGAGGATTTTTAGCATATGGATGTCAAGATTCCCTACAAGCCTCGTCCCTTGCAGAAGGACATGCACAAGGAGTTAAAGAGATGGAATGTGTTGGTAATGCACCGCCGCTTCGGCAAGACGGTGTGGGCAGTGAACCAGCTAATCAAGACGACGCTGACCTGCCCGTTGCCTCGACCGAGGACGGCTTTTGTGGCCCCTACTTTCGCACAGGCAAAGCGGATTGCTTGGGATTATGTAAAGTTTTATGCCGGAGTTATCCCCGGTGTGCAATTCAACGAGACAGAACTACGCGCAGATTTTCCTAATGGCGGCAGGATTATGCTGCTGTCGGCTGAGAACCCGGATGCCCTCCGAGGGATTTATTTGGATGAGTGTGTCTTCGACGAGTTTGGCATGCAGAACCCAAGGGTATGGGGGGAGGTCGTAAGACCGGCACTGTCTGACAGGCAGGGGTCGGCATGTTTTTTGGGAACCCCGGCGGGCCACAATCATTTCTATGATTTGCTGGAGACGGCCAAGAGCCAGTTAGCCGAAGGCAGCAGCGACTGGTATTACAAGATTTGCAAGGCCAGCGACACAGGGATTGTCCGCCCAGAGGAATTGGAAGCGGCTATGGCGCAGATGACGCCAGAGCAATACGAACAGGAATACGAGTGTTCCTTCACAGCGGCGATTATTGGTGCGTATTACGGCAAGCTGCTGAGTGATGCGGATGACAATGGCCGTGTGACGCGGGTGCCATATGACCCGGCCTATCCTGTGCATACGGCCTGGGACTTGGGCA